CTCTTTTTTTTATTATCTTTGTGTAAACGATGCCTCTATGATAAACGAAGTGAGAAACACGGTAATGGCTACCCTTAATAAAGATAACAATGGGTATATTACGCCAGAAGAATTCAATCTTTTCGCTCGTCAAGCTCAATTAGAAGTGTTTGAAGAATACTTTTATGACTTCAATGCATGGACAAATAAACAAAACAAAAGGCTATCTAATAGTGGATATACTGATATCCCTAAACAACTAGAAGAAGTTATAGATACTTTTTCTCGTACCTCGCCTGCTCTAGCAGGAGTAGCGAATTTATTTACCTTACCGACAGACTGGTATTACATAAATGTGGTTCTCTATCAAGGGATTACCCCAGTAGAGCGAGTACATCATAATAAAGAGCAGTATCTATTAGCCTCTAACCTAACGGCTCCCAATCTTTCCTATCCAGGTTATACTATGAATGGGGCCACTACAACTCAACCAGGAAATAGCATTACGGTATATCCGGCAACGATTTTGAATCCCGACATTACGATAAAGTATGTAAGATATCCCCTCGATCCGAAGTGGACATTTAATGTGGTAGGAGGTTCACCCATCTTTAATATCGCTGCTGGGGATTATCAAGACTTTGAGATGCCGTACTCCGATCAGACTACATTAGTATATAAGATATTACAACTCGCCGGGGTGAATATTAGAGAACCAGAAGTAGTACAGTTTGGAACTCAAGAAGAACTCATTGAAAATCAAGAAGAAAGCTAATGGCATATATATCAGCATATCAATATTATACGGCAGGGACAACACCTCCCAGTAGCACTAATTGGGGGTCTTACCAATATGTTGGGCTTACCGATATTGTCAACAATTTTATGTTAATGTATGTCGGTGATGACAAACTAATAAACAATTTAAATAGATACAATGTTCTCTTCCACGCCAAGCGTGGCATTCAAGAAGTAAATTATGATGCCCTACGGAGCATCCGAGTATTAGAATTAGATGTCTGTGATGATCTGAAGTTTATTCTTCCTCCAGACTATGTTAATTATGTTAGAATATCCGTAGAAAAGAATGGGGTTTTATATCCATTACATGAGAACACGAAAATAAATTTCTCCACAGCATATCTTCAAGATAATAAATGTCAGGTGATGTTTGATCAGCACGGAAATGTATTGGAACCAGAACAATCAGAATTAGATAAAGCTCGACAAGCAGGTTTGGGACAAACGCCATGTATGATTCCTGGAGCCATGTATGGGCAGTATGGATGGGAGGTGAATGGATTATGGTATTTTGGATATGGTTTTGGATCTGCGTATTTTGGTCTTCAAACTGAAGAGGCTAATATAAATCCATCTTTTAGGATAGATAAAGCCGGAGGGGTTATCAATTTTAGTTCCGGAGTTAAGAATCAATTGGTAGTATTAGAATTTATCTCCGATGGTATGTATAATGGAGATGATACACAGATAACCATTAACAAGTTAGCCGAAGAATATTTATATAGTTATATAAAATGGGCAATACTCGACAACAAACTTGGCATTCCCGAATATACTGTGAGGAGAGCGCAGAAAGATAAGATGTCTAACCTGCGAAATGCAAAAATTAGATTAAGTAATCTTCATCCCGGTAGGCTTTTACAAAATTTACGGGGAAGAGCCAAATGGTTGAAGTAGATGCCTAAAATTATACGGAACTTTATAGCGGGAATAATGAACAAGGATTTGGATGAACGCCTTATCCCTAAAAGTCAATATCGCCACGCTCTTAATGTAAGCATCGGAACCTCCCAATCGTCTGATGTGGGAGCCGTAGAAAATACCAAAGGAAATATAAATTTAAGTAGCTTGTTTAGTTCTGGTGATAATGCTCTAGCAATTGGAGCAGTACCAGATGAGGCTAATAATAAGATCTATTGGTTCGTAGCCTCAGATAATTCCGATTATGTTCTAGAGTATAGTGCAATAACTGGAAGTACAACTATTGTCCTACAATGTAACAAGCCTAGTCCTACCACCCCTAGTATTTTAGGATTCGATAAAGGCTATGTTATAACTGGAGTAAACACCATTAGAGGATTAATGTACTGGACCGACAATTTAAATGAACCTCGTGGCATTAATATCGATACGTGTATTTCTAAGACCACCACGCTCGGAGCTGATTGGGGAGGTGCATTAAGGGAGAGTGATATTCTGGTAATAAAAAAGCCACCTTTACATTCTCCTACTATCGCCTTGAGTGATAACGGAACGGCACAGAACAACCTATCAGAGAAATTCCTTTATTTCTCCTATCGATTTAAGTATGCCGATAATGAATATAGTGCTATGGCTCCATTTTCGGCAGTCTGTTTCGCTCCTCTTATTTATTTTTATGACTATGGAGTAGGCAATAACCCATCTATGGTTAACAAGTATAACCAAGTAAAATTAACTTTTGGCTGTGGTGATGATAGCGTAGAGGAAGTACAACTATTATTTAGGGACACACGAAATATAAATGTAAACGTAATAGAGTCTTTTAAACGAGAGAGCCTAGTTAGTAATCCTACATATAACTATAATGGAGGGGATAATACGGCTCAATTTGATTTCAATAACAACAAAGTATATACTTACTTGTCTCCAGATCAGTTAGGAAGATTATTTGATAATGTTCCATTAGCCGCCTTGGCCCAAGAACTAGTGGGTAGCCGATTGCTCTATGGCAATTACCTACAATTCCGAGACTTAACTTTATGTGATGGCAATAAGATAAACTTAAATTATGTCGTGGACTTTACTCCTACGGCAGGGACTTTCCCTGATCCACAGCAAAGTTTTCGTAGCGATAGAGATTATGAGATTGGCATCGCCTATCTCGATGATTATGGGCGTATGACTACCGTCCTTACCTCTGATGAGAATACGGCATATGTAAGTCCCGACTTTTCCGATTTTAGCAATGATTTGACCGTAACCTTTCCTGCCGGAAGTCAAGCCCCATGTTGGGCTACCTCATATAGATTCTTTGTAAAGCAAGATAAGGGTGATTATTACAATATATTCCCTATCACTTTCTTTGAAGACGGAATCTACAGATGGTTCTTATTGCCGTATCCAGAGAAAGATAAAGTTCCTGTCGATGGCTATGTTATTGCCAAGAGCAATTTAGCCGGACCAACGCATAGCAATCAACAATATAATGTATTAGAACTCACGGTTAAAGGGAAAGATTTTATTAATAATGGCAACTATCAACCCCCTGGTCTATATATGAAGATAAAGCCAGATGCCCACCAATTTTTACTTGCCAACACTTTTCAATATACCTCATTAGGGCGTGGCTTTTCTGCTACGGCATACAAAGGAGGGTGTAGTGAAAATTCGGTTGATTATTATGGGGCAGCAAGTGCGGGTAATCTTTATGCTAGTGACCCTATATATTATGGAGGACCACTAGGTTCGGCTCAAGGTACGTTAATTACTTTACAAAATACATTTTGCGGTGGCAATTGCAATTATGGGGAACCTACCCGAGATCAACGATTCATTATAGAGATTGAGCCTAAAGTGATGGTGGCAAATGTTCTACAACCCCATACATTTAAATATTCGGTATTTAGAGATGGGGGCTTAACTACGGTGGCATCTAATCAAACTATAACTCCTCAAGTGCCGTATGCTCTATTAAATGCTCCGAGTGGTTCTCATGTTGCTACGATAAAATGGGTAACGCCCACAGCCGATCCCGATGCAGGAATGACCACAGGAGACTCGTGGAGGATAAATTGTTACGGCAATGGCATCATAGGGCCGTTTGGTGGCGATATGGCGTGGCATGGCTCTACTCAAGGCAAAGATGATACTGCCGGAGGCTTTGCTATTATCCCAGGGAGTGGATGGGCAAGTACTACGGATAGGGCGATTGAGGCAGGAGCCATCATTAGCCTAAAAATTAATGAGTCCTATACTAGTAGTGGTAACAATTCTGCCGCCCAAGCGACCCAAGATTTTATGTCTACGGCACGATATAAAAATATAGAAGAATGGTTTTATGAAGATAAGATATATCTCCAATATGTGCAGTACGATGATACCTCCAATATGGGAGCAAAAAATGTGATATTCCGACACGGACAGAACTGGCATTGGGTAACGCAAGGAGGACAGATGGCAAACCAAATAGATTGGACATCTGCGACTGGACCATCACTACCAGCTTTTATGATCATAGGAGGATTTGGGCAGTCACCAGGAAATAATTGGACTAAGAAAGGGGCGTGTACCCGTAATTTTATATCAGTAGATTTTACTATCCAACAATCGGATACTCCAACTATATTTGAGACGGTTCCCAAGGAAGTGGATAATGATATTTTCTATGAGATGGTAGACACTTATCCTATAGATGTAAATCACTATCATGGAGATACAAGTGGCGTATTCCAAACGGCAGTTGCTCCCTTAACGATATCTTTAAATGATGCTAGTGATCCTAATGGTAATTTCAATTCCTTTTCTTTTGGAAATGGACTGGAAAGCAATAGGATAAAAGATGCATTTAATCAGACCACTCTACAATATAGCCCTAGAGCCAATACTATTATTGAAGATTATAGGCAGGAAAGGGTAGAAGAGGGGCTTACCTATAGTGGTGTATATAGAGATTCTTCGGGCATAAATCAATTGAATGAGTTCAATCTTTCTAATAGCAACTACAAATATCTAGATATCTTTTTTGGTAGTGTACAAAAACTTCACGCCAGAGACACAGATGTAGTGGTATTCCAAGAACATAAGGTATCTAAAATCCTTTATGGGAAAAATCTTATTAGTAATGCAGTAGGAGGGGGTAGCATCACTACCAATCCTGAAGTCTTGGGTACACAGATAACGTATGCCGGAGAATATGGTATAAGTGAAAATCCCGAAAGCTTTGCTTATTGGGGCAATACGATGTTCTTTTCCGATGCCAAGCGAGGCGTTACCTTACGATTAGGACTAGAGGGCATCTTTGAGATTTCCTCGCAGGGTATGCGAGATTGGTTTAAAGACCTATATACCACCAATATAAATACCCTCAAATTGGGATGTATGGATCCTTACCATGAGCGATATATATTATATTCATCCAATAGAGATGCCAAGCCCTGTATATTAGAGGTGAGCAGAACTTTTATTGGAGTTGACAACAATCAACATCTATCTTATTTAGCTTTTACTATCACATCAAATACTAGTTGGGATTTAGTTGCCACAGATGATGGCTTTGGAACGGGATGGATCAATGGGTATCCGGCATCAGGGAATGATAACCATGATATTATAATAAATATTGATGCCAATGTGACCGGAGCTGACCGTAGTCTTACTTTTGAATTAACAGGATGTGGGCAGGGAGACGAGGCTACCACTATCATTATAAATCTATTTCAAGCAGGACATAAAGAATTAACCTTATGGGCCATTGTTGTTAATAACCCCGGCGATGTAGGTCTAACCTCTAGTCAGGGATATACTTATACCAGTAATACTTCCCCACCGTGGTCATCTATTGACACTCCTTTTCTAGCATCGGGATTGTCTTTATATAGTAATTTCTATAACTACCCTGGGATATTCCCTCTACCCGTGCCGGGAGATACTATTACCATGACGGCTTATGCCGATACTGGAGGGGGAACCAAAAAACCTTTTGTTCCTACTGCCAATAATAGGCTACGATATTTAGTTTCCAGTACTTCTTATACCCCTACTAACTCTAATGACCTTGCCGATATTTTACTTCTTAGCACTCCTATTGCTGCTATTCTAAGCCCGCCTTTGGAGTATAATGGCACATTCACTTATCTGCGACCTGCTAATGAAGAGTATCTATATTTAGTGTGGGACTATAGAGATACCTTATTTTGTGATGAGGGAGCCTCATGGAGAAATACTACTGGAGAATTAGGAATCCATCATCTTCTGGTAAATTATGGCTTGGATATTGGGCCAGTTGGCATCTCGTATGATGCGAACACAAATCCTACACGATTTACCGTACATTGGAATAATATATTGTGTATAGATACTGGATATGTAGGCTTGAATACGGCTGCAAATGTGACTGATTTATTAGCAGCGGGAATCCCTCAAAGTGAAATAAATTTAGTCTTTCCATATGATGGTTTGGTTGATAATGGCACAGGGACTGCCACTTTCGTTAAAAGTCTCACTATCCCTGAAGAGGCATCCGTAACTATTTACAATCCTATTCCTAGCACAGGATGGACCGTAACGGCAATCTGTCCTGAACTGACTCCTTTTTGTATTAATACCCATAATGCTACTGCTCCATCTACTTCCGATCAAGTATGTGAATATACTTGTAACACCACCTATTATCACGATGGAAGTGGAGCGTTGCCTACTATTGGGGATAGGGTCTATAGCGACACTAAAGGACTACACCCTTATAATGGAGCGAATGCCTATCATGCAACGAGTGTTACCCCTGGACCATTACAAACATGGATAGTGGTAGATGTTAATGGAATGGTCATTGATGAGGGCGATTGCGTGTGTAATGAAATCGCTCCTCCCGTTATTAGTCAAGGGGATTTATCTTTTACTATTGGAGATATCGTGGGGCAAGTTATAACCGTGGCTACGGGAAATCCTTTTCTATTTACCTTACAAAGCAATTGCCGTATATATAATGTACAAGGAGGGGCTAATGGAGGAACAATTGAGGGGGTATCATGCACCACTAATGCTTATGCTACTTATCCTGTGATCGCAGCTAGTTCTGGCCCCATGTGTTTTGATTCTTCCCAACCTATAAATCTTACAGGAACGGTATCCTCCAGTAGTAGCGGTCAAGTGTGTGTAGATGAGGTGTTCCCTCCCGGAATCACATTTGATCCTGCCACCGGATACTTTTCGGGTTCTCCTACTCAAACAGGAACGTGGACGATAACCTTAACGGCAGAGAATTGTTTTGGGGTGAGTACGGCTCATGTATTTACCATTACAATTTACGATACTGGAGTCATACAACCTACTAACATGACCCCAGAGGGGGCGATTAATGGGGGCGATGCGTGTGACCTAACAGACATATTTAAGCTATTTTATTTTATCCATAATGGCTCCTCGATGATGGGGTATCCTCAAATTAATGATGTTATATATATCGATTCCCTTTGTACGCAGACCTTTAATGGGCAAAACTTATGGTATAAATTGGATAATGATACCGTTATTCAAGTAGACTTTAATGGGGTGGTAATAAATGTCCATAATTGTGCCGAAAACACTACAACGACTACTAGCACTACCACTACAACGACTACTAGCACCTTTCCTCTAGGTTGTTATTGGGATGCCCGCCTATGTGGAACCACCTATGAGGCAGTAGTATTTGACCCTGATCCTTGTAGTGGGGCTATAGCGCCAGGGGATATAATAAAAACCACCGATGGTAATTGTTGGGAACTTATTGCACTACGCCTAACCGAGTACTATCCTTTCTATACCATGATTACCCCCATAGTAATATATGCCTCATGCGTATTATGTACGGGAACTACCTCAACTACAACTACGACCACAACTACTACCACGAGTGCGCCTCTAGTAGATATCGATCTCTCAGATTTAGGATTTAGTGATCAATGGGAGGCGTGTGAATATGTAGGGACATACACGGGATATTGGCATAATGGAGATACTCCACTTCCAGAAGTGGGAGATTTTATATATACTGGTCCTCTTCCATCGTCATTACTATTTAATGGACTAGGAAAATGGTATGATGTTCAAGGTGAAGATTATTCAATTGAAATAGGGGTAACGGGTCAAGTCCTTGAAGTGCATAACTGTAGCGACACTACCACTACCACCACAACTACGACCACTACGACCACTACGACAACCAGTACTAGCACTACTACCACTACCGCTGCTCCAGTATTTGTACCTATACTGGCTACTTATGGCTTATCATCGGAGACTGCGTGTGAATCAACCTCTTATGATACTTACAATGAAACAGGTGACTGGGGTCTTCCTGGTAACTATCTATATGAATCGATAGCCCCAGACTTAATTTTAGCTACCGCAGGATGGTATAGAAAAGATGAGACATCACTAGCCTTTGCATGGGATGGGACACAATGGACTGGAGATATAAATGAATGTCCAGATATTGATTTAGATAAAACAACTGAAGCCGGACTTACCAAAACAATGGAAGATGGTGTGG